GTTCACCGTCCAGAACACGAGCGCCAATACGCTGAACCTCTCGTTCAATGCGAGTGCAGTAGCGACGGACTTCAAGCTGGCTGCGGGTGCATCAATCACGTTGCCGTTTGGGCCCAGCAATGCGCTGTCGGCGTTGGGGAGTGCGGCTGGGACTACCTGGGCGGCGATTGGGGCTTAAGGCTGTCGCATCGCTTCCGCAGCATTTGCCAAGCACTCCAGCGCGAACTGCTCGGGGTAGAACTGGCCCGCGTCCAGTTCGTACATCATGTCCTCTTGCGCCTCTAACTCCCTCTGACGTGCCTCGCGCTCTGGCGTCCATGGCGGTTCCGGTTCTGGAGGTTTTGGTCGCGCAGTCTTGCCGTGGCGCGCGTTGTACCCTTCGGCGATTGCCTGATACTGAGAGATCAGAACTTTTTCAAGTTCGTCGAGAGACGCGCCGCTCCAGGCCGAGGCGATAGGTATAAATTCAAAGGCGCTCTCTCCGTACTCACGAAGGTCCGCGTGAAGTTTGGTTTGATGCCCATTTTTCGCTTGCTGGATATGCATGCGCCAGCGAGTTGTCGGGTAGGTCAATCCAGTCTGTCCGATGTACACCTTGCCCGTTGGCTTGCAGGTGACCATATAGACCATCCCAAAGCGATGCCAATACTGGCGCGGTTTGCCTCGTGGCATGTCATTTCCTTATGAGTTGACCACAAGTCGGGCAGCGTTTGTGCTCGGTGCGCTCAGAAACGTGAAGCGCACGCGTAACAGTCGAAGGCGACAGGTCAAATTGCTTGGCTGCCGCGTAGGGAGTGGCGCCGGGGTTCTCCTGAAGCCATTGCAGGGCCTGCTGGGTCTTGCTCATGCCGAGATCGCCATCAGTTCGGCACGGAAAGCTGCGGCGCGCGTTGCATCCTGAGCGGCCAGCATCGCAGCCGATTCAGCATTCATACGCTGCCATGCAGCCTTGGCAACCAGATTGCGCGCTTCCTGATCGCTGATCTTGCTGATGCCATTGTGCGGAACAAACGAATACATCTGTGTGCCGCGCGCCATAACATACGAGTCAGGGGCTGAATCACCGGGCGTTGCGACCTTCGCAATGACGGTCAAACCCTTGATGAAGCCGACATTAACGGCTTGACCTACTTCCCATGCTTGCTTGCTGTTCTTGATCATTTTCGGCTCCGGTTGAGTTCGCTGCTGGTGTGATTAGAGTATGTGTTATGAGGTGGCAAATAGCAAGCACTATCTAATGGATGTTGCAGATGGCGTTGACAGACAAGCAGCGCCGCTTCGTAGACGAGTACCTGATTGACTTGAATGCCACGCAGGCGGCAATTCGAGCCGGGTACAAGGGCGATCCAAATACGGTCGGTCCCCGCTTGTTGGTAAATGTTGGTATTGCGAAAGCGATTCAGTCGGCGAAACGGGGTCGCTCCAAACGCACGCAGATCACCGCTGACAAGGTTCTCCAGCGCTGGTGGGATCTCGCCAACGTCGACGTCAATGACCTGGTTGAATACCGGCGAGACAACTGCCGACACTGCTGGGGCGTGAATTTCGCCTATCAGTGGACGGAAGCAGAATTCGAGGCTGCCGACAAAGAAGCGGCTGATAAGGGCGATCGCCCACCGACCGACGAAGGCGGATACGGATTCGTGACAATCCGCGAGCCCAATCCTGAATGCCCTGAATGCGGCGGCGAGGGTCGCGGCAAGATTCATGTTCACGACACGCGCCGACTGAAAGGCGCTGCCCGCGCTCTATACGCTGGCGTGCATCAGGGCAAGGATGGGCTCAAGGTTCTGCTTGAGGACCGCGGCAAGGCGCTCGAGAACGTCGCCCGTCACCTTGGCATGTTCAACGACAAGCGTGATGACGATGTTAAGGCGCTCGCCGCAGAAAAACTGCGTCTTGAGAATGACCGCCTGCGCAAGAGCCTCGATGAAGAGATCAAGGCGCTAGAGATCGAGAAGCGCAAAGCCGAACTGGCACTCGCCGAGAAAGGCGGCGGAAACTCAAACGCCAAACTATTGGCCGACCTGATAGCGAAACTCCCTTCATGAATACCGGCAATCTGATGCTGGACCGCCAGCTAGGGCGCTGGTATCCGCTCAAGGACCATCCGGTACAGCTCGCGCTGGTTGACGCTGTTTCGACGGGAATCCGGTTTCCACTGGTTCCGGCTGGGCGCCGTAGCGGAAAGACCGAGCGGTTCAAGCGCTTTGTCGTGAAGCAGGCTTATGCCTACCCTGGCATGTACTTCGCCGCCGCGCCAACGCATGCGCAGGCGAAGAAGATCTTCTGGGACGACCTGAAGGCATTCGCGCTTTGCTGCATGCACAGTCGCAGGCCGTCCGAGTCTGACCTGATCATCTATCTGGACAACGGCAGCGAGATCCATGTCATCGGTCTGGATAAACCGCAGCGCATTGAGGGCGTTCCATGGACTGGCGGCGGCATCGATGAGTTCGCCGACGTTAAGCCCGATGCATGGGAGGCAAACATTCTCCCGGCGCTGAACACGGTCAATCCGACCATGCCCGACTATCGGGCGTGGTGCTGGCTGCTGGGCGTGCCGGATGGTCTGAACCATTATTACGACCTGTGCATGCAGGCCGAGACCGGCGAAGACCCGAATTTCAAGGTATTCCACTGGAAGTCAGCGGAGATCCTGCCGATAGACGTCATCGACGCCATGAAGCGCGCGATGTCGGCGAAGCAATACAGACAGGAATTTGAAGCCTCGTTCGAGACAGCGACGGGCCGGATCTATGAGGATTACAGCAAGAGCAACCACACCTCAGAGCGAATCCAGCCGCACGAACAGTTGCTGTGGATGCATGACCAGAACTTTACGCCGCTGTCTTCTGCAATCGGAGTGCGCCGCGACAACGGGCTCTATCTGCTCGATGAGATCGTGCTGACCAGTGCGATATCGAAGCAATCGGCCATGGAGTTCGTCGAGAAGTTCGTCAATCACCAGAACCGCGAAGTCATTATCTACGGCGATCCGGCTGGCCGGGCTGGCGAGAAACACGGTCACGCGTCGGATTACACGGACATTGAAGGCGTGCTGAAGGCCCATAACTGGAAGTTCGTGCGCAAGGTCAAGCCTGCCGCTCCTGCAATCAAGGATCGGCAGAACGCCGTCCGCACGAAGATTTGCACCGCTGACGGCGTTCGAAGCCTGTTCGTCAATCCGACGACGGCCAAGTGGTGCGACAAGGGTCTTGCGACGGTCCAGTTGCAGGAAGGATCGACGTTTCAGGAAGACCAGAAGAACAAGTATCAGCACATTACGACGGCGATTGGGTATTGCGTCGACGTCGAATGGCCGAGCATCAAGGGCATCGCGTCACAGGCGGCCCACGTCCCTCACATGAACAGGTGATGCAATGAGTTTCGACATTGGCTGGGTACCTGAGGGTTGGGTGCGCGGCAATCCTCTCGGCATCATCAACAACGGGTTTCGCGGTGGGCCTCAGGCAGCGTTCTATTACAAGGTCCAGTCACTTATTGACGAGATCCCGGCGATAGGCGCAGTTCAATTCCACGAAAGCGAGTTTGACAAGGCGCGCGCGTGGTTTGAATGGTGGCATCAACCAATTGGCGAGGTCGCAGCATGAAAAAACCACACATCAATCGCTGGTGGCGCGATGACCTTTGGCATTGTCAAGTGAGCATTCATCATGGCTTGGGCCGCACTCTGCGCGAAGCCTTCGAATTGTGCATGCTAGCAAAGCAACGATGGAATGGAGCGGCCGAATGAGCAAAATCCACCTTAACCCGGCGCACAAGGGCGACCTTCACAAGGCGCTGGGCATTCCGCAGGACAAGCCGATCCCCGAAGCCAAGCTCGACGCAGCCAAAAGCTCGAGCAATGCGCATGTCCGGGAGATGGCAACCTTCGCAAAGAACGCACGCGGTTTCAAGCACGCCAAGTAACGGACCAAAATGTTTAAGACCCTGCAGAAGGATTTCCCGAAAGACAAGGATTTCCCTGAGCGGACATTCCGCCTGCAGACGCTCCAACGTGTGCTATGCGGAACGCTCTATGACGAGCTCAGGCACGCATTCGATGAGGAAGAGTCAGGCGACGGCACTTACATTCCGTTGCGCAAACGTCGCCCCAGTGTGCGCATGAACCTGTGCCGCACGGTGGTGAATGATTCGGTCTCACTGCTGTTCTCCGAGGGTCACTTTCCCGCGGTCGACCTGAAAGATCCCGACCAGAAGCAGACGATGGGGAAACTCATCAAGGAATGCGGGGTGAACGCGGTCATGATCGACGCAGCCACGAAAGGCAGTGTCGGCTCGGTTGCAGTCCTGTTTCGCGTGCTCAGTAATCGCGTCTTTTTCGACGTGATGGATACGGACTACCTGACGCCGGCCTGGAATCCGAAGGCACCTGACACGCTGCTGAAGGTCCGGGAACTGTACAAGGTCAAGGGATCGACGCTCGCTGATTCAGGCTACGCGATCAAGCCCGATGACCTGGGCGCGCAGTTCTGGTTCCAGCGCGAGTGGGACGATACCGACGAAACATGGTTCATCCCATGGAAGGTGTCGGAGCAGGCTGAAAAGAAACTGGCGGGTGTTGAGTTCAAGCCAGTGGTCGATGACGAGAAGACCGTCAATCACGCGCTCGGCTTCGTGCCTGTTGTGTGGATCCGGAATCTCCCTGGCGGGGATACGGCGGATGGCAAGCCGACGTTCTGCGACGAAGCGATCGATACGCAGATTGAAATCGACTATCAGCTGTCGCAGGATGGTCGCGGGCTGAAGTACACGTCCGATCCAACGCTGCTCATCAAGGAACCGGCGTTCGGCGAACAGGGGCCGACAACCAAGGGCGCTGCCAACGCGATCAAGGTCAGCGAGAACGGCGACGCCAAGTTGCTGGAGATCAACGGCACTGGTAGCGCTGCGGTGATCGAGTACATCAAGTACCTACGCGAAATCCAGCTCGAAACGCTGCACGGCAATCGCACCAGCCCGGAAAAAATGTCCTCGGCCCAGTCCGGCCGTGCCATGGAGCTGATGAACCAGGCGCTGGTATGGCTTGCCGATCGGCTCCGCATCAGTTACGGAGAAGGCGGGCTCCTGGAACTGCTGCGCATGATTGCGAAGGCGGCTGACAAGTTTGAGCTCGTCTTCAAGGATGGCGACAAGGTCGGCACGTTCGACATCAAGTCAGGAATCAGCCTGCGCTGGCCGGCATGGTACGCGCCGACGATGCAAGACATGCTGACGCGCGCCACCACGCTCTCAAAATTGTGCGATTCAGGTCTGCTGAGTCGTGAAACCGCGATCAAGATCCTGGCAGCGGAATACGACATCGAAGACGCCGCTGCCGAAAAA